AACTGACATTTATCCCACCGATCGAAAGCGTTGACCAGATGGAAGACGAATAGTCTTACCAAGATCTGGAGTTAGCCAGACATTGAAAATATCAAAATCTGGAACGCAATTCTTATGATAAAAGTGTCGTCGACCAACAGCTTGCTTTGGTTCGTGCAGAGGTCTCCCGTCACGACGGTCGTAGTAGTATACTTCCGTTTCCCAAACCTCAGTCACACCTGCTCCAACAATGTTCACAAACTCACTGCCACAGCCTCCGCAGCGCTGTCCCATACGCGTGAGTTTCTCTACGAACTCGTTTGCTGAGTCCTGCGGACTCATTCCGTATTCGTAGTGAACAGTTACAGGAGCTGGAGCTGGCATGACTACCCTTCTCGCACCTCTTCTAAACGATATGTTTCTACGTCCAGCTCATCACCAGGACGAGAGATAAACGGCTTATCTGATGTAATATCCCAACCAGTGTAGTACTCTGTACCCATACAAATACGTGTTATCGAAACTCCATTTTGACGCACTTGCCACAGCACTTTTGCGAGACCCGCTTTCTGCGTGTGGAATGAACGCACATACACTAAATCACCTGGTGCTAAGTCCTTGACGTTAGATTCTGTAGACACCCTAGTCACAATGTTATTTCATCCAGCGAATACCGTAATCTCACGGAGTAGGTGCGTTACCAGAATTTGGTCGGTACACATCACCTCTGAAGGTCGGGTCGTTCTGACTTACGACAGGTGTTAGCACTGGTAAGCTGGTTGGTACTGGTTCAATCTCAGTGTTGACCAGTTGCCCAATGAGAGGAGTGCGATTAGCTCGAGCAATACGCTCAAGACGTGCTATTTCACTACACGTTTCAGCACGAAATTCGCTTAGGTACTTAACTCGTTCGCTTAGATGGAGGTTAATCGATCCATCTATGGAGAAGTCGACTTGGTTGCGGAGCGTTGCTCGAACGATATCAATGCAAGCCCGCTTTGTGAAGAGTTCCTGAAGGCGTGGCCAGACAGCCTGGTAGTCTGAAAAGCGTTCCCACAGTTCATCAATGCGTGGAGCAAGGACAGGTGGGAACGAATCTCCAACTTCATCAATTATATTGGACTTCAGATTCTCGACAGTTACTGTCACAGCTGCGCCTTCGCAGAGCTCTCACAATTACTTGTTACGTGCTTAGCTATGAGCTGTGGCAACAATACCACGCTCTTCGCCTACACGTTGTTCCTGAGCTCGTCTATACTCGAGAGCCTGTATAGCAGGCATCGAATCAGGATGGTCGTAACGTCCGATTGCTCCCATCTTTAGGAGACGCTCGACGTTATCGATACCTGGCACATCTGCAATGTCGCTACGCTCGATCTGCTCGCCTCGTTCGAAGGCCTCAGGAGTAAAATACTTCACAGTCTCGTCTGGGTTCTTTGGGTCAATTTTCGGTAGAGCTACCATACCTCGACCCAATCGTGACGACAGAACTACGAACTTGTCCGGGTTAATATACATACCTGGCATGACGTCCGCCCGAACAGGAGCAGCAGTTTCTGATTTTGCTGCAGGAACATGGTCGGTAGTACGATTGCTGGTGGCTTGCGGCGAAGCTGTACCTTGTGAAGATGCTGCAGACGAATCTGTGGCAGTCTCAGGTGCCGCACTTTCCTCGTCAGAAGGAACTTTGCCAATAGGCTTTACTGGTTCAGACATTGTAGTGAACTCCTAACAATAATCAGCTTTAGCTGATAGTTTCCGAAACAACACCACGGTTAACCTCGTCAACAATCAAAGCTGCAGCAAGTGCTGCTGCGTACGCCTTTGCTGCGATGACTACTGCGGTGGTTGCAGTAGAGTCTGCAACGGTACCGTTGGCAATGAGCGCAGCTGACTGCGATACACCACCTGAGAACGTATCAAGAGCACTGCCAGCAATGATGTCGCCATGCTTATAGAGGTTGGTAAAACGGTCTACCAGCACGATGACGTTCGTTGGAGTAACACGTGGTTCAAATTCGGTTTCGGCAGTTCGTGTTGCCATGCTAGATTGCCACCTTATGCCTACAGCTAAACTGCCATAACTACGATGGCACTTGGAAAGTCGATTGTAGGTCCACCATTCCAACCATCGTGCACTTCGATAGTCCTCGGAACCTGCTCGTCAACTCGGTCGATGACCTTCATGTACGGACCAGGAGCACCACCGTTGTTGATGTTTCGAACTTGCTGAACTGCACCAATTGCTTGGTTACCAGGACGCTGACCGAACAGAATAACCGTAGCATCCGGAATGAACGGTGTGAATACACCGAACTGGGTCATGTCCGTGGCTTGCGGATTGATGGAGCCATCAATCAGGTAGCCTGCATCGTAGATAACGATCTCTGGCAGGTCGTCCTGGCTTAGAAGTTCGTTCCATTGTGCCAAGCTGTTGATGGTACCAAGACCAGTAGTTCGGCGACCGAAGATATCAGCAGCGTTGGTGTTTGAACGCAGGTTGTTGAAGGTCTTTCGGTTCATGAAAGCCTTGGCTCCAGAACCGAAGTTTACACTGTGACCTCGAGCAAGCAACTGAACAGCTGAGAAGTCAGCCAACGGCGTTGCTGTTGCGAAGGTCGCCCACGGCACACCTGCACTGAAGGTTTGACGTAGGTAGGTCGCTGTATGGACAACACTGTTGTTTCGACCAACAATGCTAAAGGTACCGAATGCTGCCAGTGTCCAAGCCAGTGCTTCCTGCCGGTCAAGTCGACGCTGGAGCAACTGGTCCTGAGCATCCATAACCATGTCCGAGATATCCATCGGAGCATAGAACGAGCCAGGCACACGACGATTCGTCAGTTCCTGTTCATCTAGCTCGATGAACTCACCGTAGACACCTGGCTGCTCTGCAAACCTACGAAGTCCAGTCTTCTGAACACTCGGAGGTTGCCCGTTGATACCACGGATTTGCTGCAGACCTGAATAGTTGTCCTTCTGTTCCCACTCGACTAATGTTGACTCGTTGTCACGTGGGGGAAAGAAGTTGAAGATAGGACGATCCGCCAACAGCATTGGCAGCTTATCTCTGGCAATCTCCGTAAGAACGGCGCTAATTGGAAATACGTAATCATTAGCCGTGTGAATACCCTAACCTTTCTGAAGCTACGGTCAGGGTTGGCTTAGCATGCACGAGCGCACTAAGTGCGGTTGGCGCAATTGCGAGCCTGACTTCCATTACCAGTTCCTTGCTGCCAAGTATTGCAACATCCGTTCCTCAAGCGCTGCGATGCCTAAACGTAAGCGCTTCATATCCTGAAGTAACCGCTCAAGTTCTGGATCAACAGTACTTTTAACAATCGGACGCTGCGTAGTGACCACCGAATGCTAGCTCCTAGGATTATCCGAACCTAATTACGCCCTTGCTGACCGTACCTGCTGTTCGCGTATTAACAACAGTTCCACCCGACATACCAGTATTGTCGACTACGGCAACAATCGGAGTGTTTCCGTAAACTCCGTGCCACACAACAACAATTGGGCTGGTGCCAAGAGCACCACCAGTAGCTACGACGTAGGCCGGAATACCGTTAGCCAACAGACCGTTGTTAATGGCTGTTGCGAGCTGAGCTGCGGTGGACAGTGCCAACAGACCTGTCAGAGAAAATGCTGGATACGAAACTCCACTGACAGTCATAGCAGGAATGTTTAGTATCCAGGTTCCTGTACCACCAGTCTGAGCAAAGGAATCGCTTTCGTTTGTTCCGACAGCACCCTCGATGATTCGACCGTACATGTCTGCCACGCCGTTAGCGTCGAGACCAATTATCCTGGCAAGGTCGAAGTCACCACTCTTAAATGCTGGAGCAGCATTGGGTGAATATGCACCTACACCCCACTCACCACCGACCCAGGTAATGACACCAGCTGCTCCGGCTGCTCCGAGAACGGAGGTACGGTAGCGATTGATCATTCTGGCTGTATTCGAGCCGTCGCTGAGAGTATCGTTGTACAAACCGTACAGACCCGGAGTTGCAGTAATTTCTCCAAGGACAGCACCTGGCGGAATGATGATGGGTATCGATGCACTAGCTCCCTGGAGATTAACATCTAGCTGAGAAGCATCTTCTGCATCGTAGAGCGGATCCAACCTGGCTCCGGCATTCCAAATGAAGACTGGTGCGAGAGGCATAGCGAACTCCTTCTTCTGAGTCTACAGTATCGTACTAGTTCTTGTGGTTGCTAGATGCACGGGCTGCAAGCACAGATCGGCCTAGTTCAGTTTGTGCCAGATACTCAGCCTTCTTATTCTCGTCCATTGGCTTTTGCACACCAGACTGCGCTGTTGCCATAGCTGCCGTAAGAACATCTGGACTTAGTGCAGCAGACATCTGCTCGCGAGTCATCCAGTGCTCTGGACGGTTGCTAAACAGCATCCGCAGCCGCTCGGTACGACGTACCACAGTACCGTTTGCCAGTTTAACAACACCAAGAACGGAGTCATCAGCATTCGCCTGACGGTACAGCTCAATCAGCATTTCCTGCTCAACCGGCAGAGACCGAAGAGCTTGAACTTCGCCTTCAGCAAAGGCGATAGCCTCTTGCTCAATTCGCGTTGCTCGCTCGCGATTAAGTTCTGCTTCGAGCTCCCGATTACGCATCCGCAACATCTCTGCTTCTGGATCAGGACGCGGAGCTGCAGTTCGAAGAGTTGCAGTTGCCTGAGCGTTGTTAAGTCGATCGCCTGCTGGTGCCATTGGATTCGCCTCCGTTAATTCTGTCTGTGGGACGTTGGTATGATCATTATCCCCTTGATGCTCATGCAACCCATATATACCGTGAGCATGACTGCCATTCATTGGATCATGCTCATCAGCATCATCGTCGTAAGGCTCAGTCATTCCGCCAGACTCTTCCTCCTGCCAGGTACTGCGATAATGATCCTCAATATCAGGACCACTATCGGCTCCTAACCCACTGGTCTTAGCTTCCTGCCAATCGGCTTCATAATCTTCGCTAGGAGTACCTGCAGACTGTGTACCTTTGTCGTAACGATCAGCCTCAGCGAACATGGCTCGCCAAAACTTCTTCCACTTAATACCACCACCTGCGGTAGGTTCGGTAGGCTTTGCGTTTTTAGACACTGCCGCAGTCTCCTGTGAATCTTTCTGCTCCGGCTGTTGTGCATGTTGTGACACGCCTTCACAATCAGCTCCGTGAGCAGAGGTAATGTCATGAATCTGCTGAACAGCATTATGTTCGCGTAAGCTAGCGAACCCTGCTCCGTCACCACCAGTTGGACGGCAGATTGCTCCTCGTCGTGCAGCAACATCGTGAATGGTCTGCATAACTGCTTTGCCACCAGGAGTATCATGCCGAGCAAACGCTGCAACCAGTGCAGCGTCAACAACGTTGGGATCATTCACAAAATCAAGACCTAACGGTTCCTTAGTGATACGATCAAAGACCATACTGACTTTGGCGTCACCATCACCAAGAACATCGTCGACGAACGGAGGAATAGCCACTTCGGCGAGAAGGTCTTTTGGATCACGTCCTAAGAAGAAGTTGGTAACAGTTCCAAGGTGACCGTCAAGAGGTGATGGAGCCTCTGGATGACCAGTTCCGATAGGAATTGGCTTGAAGTTCATCACCATACTTGCCAACTCTTCTGGTGTGACTATGAACGGGATACCGTGCATATCAACTCGAGAGCCAGCTTCGAATACCTTACCTTGACGTAAGACCATACCGTCAGGAGTCAGTTTACGTGCACTAAATCTAGCAGCATTATTGGGATTAGCTTGCGACGTTGCTCCAGATTTGGACTTCGTAGGGGAAGTATTTTCACCCAGCATATCCAATGCACCTAACGCACGAGCTCGCTTACGAATATGAGCAATAACCTTTGCTCGAGACATTTTGGTACTTCCTACCCGATGTAGTGCGTCGGTAAGATCGTCCTTGGTTGCAATAGGAAACGCACCACCAGACTCAGGGTCGGGAATAGCCCAACCTTTCTTGGCGAACTCTTCACGAGTCTGCTTGTCGTAGTCTTTGAATTTCACGGCGGTTGCCATTACTGCCCTCATTGCCGCTTTGACGACAGAGTCTGTCGTCAAGTCTCTATAAACCATGGTGCCGTATTATGGAGTAGATATGAAAACTGAAGTGCTCTTGGTAGAACACTAAGATAGTATCTGCAACAGCTGGATAGTAGGCCGCTAACATCCACGAAGCGCCGCAGTCATACCACCCAGTGCTTGTCGTGTTGATATCGAACGAGCTGTGACAACAGTACGTCGAGTATTCACAACGAGTGTATTGTTTTCTATCTCGGCAGAAAACACATGACTGTTACGACGCAGATTTAGCATGTCAAGAACACGAGCACATGAGATGACTGCAGATCCTGGTGTTGCGGTACTCACATACCATGTTGGACGGTCTGAAGCAGCTGGTCTAAAGCCTAGTTGACCAGTACGTCTATCGAGAAGAATCTCAACCTTGTCAGGAGAACCAATACGTTGGTAGGCAATTATACTAAAGCTAATACGACCATCAGGAGATGTTCTTATGAACGCGTCGCAACGCTTCTTTGGTCGTCTTCGCGAAGTGGTTGTTACCATTGACTAGTGCTATCGTACTGCTGCAGCAAGTTCACCAGCCATCTCTTGCATACGCTCCATAGTTGGAGGCGGAGCATTAGGATCGAGTTTAATACCTGTTTCTTTTTCAAGAGCCTCAGCCATAGCAACAGCTTCATGCCAACGCCGGTTAGCATAATGGTCTTTGAGTGCTTGAAGTCGTTCAGCCTGCTCTTCTTCTGCCATCTTTGCTGCAGCCGTAGTCTGCTGTGGTCGTTTTTTACCACTTGGCAGGGTTGCAGATGGTTGAGATGGTTTGGACGGTTGAGATGGTTGAGATGGTTGCGACTGAGCTTGAGATCCTGTTGGTGCACCAGGCTTTCCGGCACTTGATCCTAGGAGCATATCCTGCAACCAGTTACCAGTACGCGGAGGCAGACCTAGCTTTTTATCAACTTCAGGATACTGACTAGGATGCAGTTGGAAACCCACCAGCGAATACGCATTGAGATCTTCCTGAAGATTTGGTTCCTCAAGCTGACCAAGATTTGGCTTAGGTGTGAACGGCAACCACTTCTCGCCGTAGTTTAGACGGACCCATAAGCGAAGAACATCTCGTTGGAATGTACGACCAATACCTGCCTTAATTTGTCGTACAATGGTATCCTGCGTATCCTGCTGCACACGACCCAAGGCATGCGTTCCATACTTCTGGGACATCGTAGTCATAGGTTGACCTAAAGTGCCCATAGTAATTTCTTCATTGAACCAACGGAAAGCAAATAGGAATGGGTTACCCATACCACGCATTTCAATCCACTGAACCTTACTCTCAGCAGGAAATGCTGCAGCAGCACCATTCTGCACATTAGTAAGCACATCCAACATCATCTGCTCTGGAGACGGTCCTGCAGTGATTGGACCATTCGTCCCTTGGAGTGGAATACCTTGTGGATCGGTAAGTGCCATAAGTTGTGCATCTGGAGAAGTAAAGCCGAAGAGTGTAGGACTGGCGAACTGCTTGAGCCACTTTGCATACTCAGGCAGACATTGCATCTTAAGAGACCAAGGCGTGTAGCATGACCGAAGAATAGATGTTCCTCTTGGATCTTCATCACGTGGTCGATGCGTATAGATTGCAAACTTGTCGCGTGGTAGCATATTTGGCTGTCGTTCGGGGTCGATGATAACGTTCCCCGATAGCACTGGCATGCCTATACCTGGGATTAAACCCATAATGCCAATGACTTTTTTGTAGGTATCAACTGCGTAACCGTAGGAATGAGGGGGCTTTACTGCTAACCGATCAAGAAACG